CGTAATAATCTATATTTGCTTCTACCCATCCTTCTTCGGACCATTCATTTCCATAGGCTATGCAATTAAGATACTGTCCGTCATAGGTTGAGTTTGAACAAAGACCAGAATCCATCTTCATTGCCAGAGGTGGAGTACCGACACTACTACTCCAAGTTGCTGGAATGTTCAAACATCCAGATTCGTTATTTCTATAATTTGTGTATTCATTACCGTTGGAGTCGGTACAATATCCTCGACCTGCTTGCATTTCTCGACAAACTCCACCAAGAATTGTACTTGTACACGCACCCTCAGAAGTTTGAACATTGTCGCTACAGCGGCCGAACTGAATAGTGTCCCAATTGAGTTCCCAATATGGTTCTCCATCTTGATCCCAATTACCAGTAATCGGTCTATTCCCAATTATACCTTGACCAACAGCAAAAGGATTTAATACCTGTCTTTGATGCCACGTAGAATTTCTGACAACTTTTTCGCCGGCTTCACCATTTGGATCTGGATAAGAATATATAAAAGTTGGATATATACCAATATCCATTTTGGATGAGACAATCTCATATTCCCAATTTTTTCCAAGCAATTCCATAGCCGCAGAAACCATTGGACTCATAAAATGAATTGAGCCATCATCACTAACAGCCTGGAAAGTCACTATGTCTATACCAGTATCTTCACCAAATAGTGTTCTTACAATTTTTTGAACTGCAGGTGTACGTGCTTTTGCAAAACTAGAATCTGTAAATGAAAGAGCAATTGCATTTGAAGCGGCTTCTAAACAAGCATCGGCAGCCAAACATATTTCAGTTAGGCGTATATCACCATCCGTAGACGGCATTCCAAAATCTACAATCTCCCCATTCCATTCAGAAATGGGGGCATATTTAAAAATATCTTCTGCCATAATATAGATATTTATGTATTTGAATTACAATATTTGGATATATAATAAGAATCTATAATATCAGAAACAGGGGATTGTCCAGTATAGGGATCGAATTCAAACAACTTTGCAAGATCATCGCCAGTTTCTTCTACAAATGCTTCGTACATTAATACTTTATTAGCGTTTCCTTTTCCAGTTGCGAATTTTTTTATTGCGGAGGGAGCTATTACATTAATATCATTTGCTACTTTTTCTGCTAGTTTTAACTTGAGTATTCCGGTATTCTCACCTATATTAAATACTTGACCTTTAGCACCAAAAGCATATCCTTCTATAGCAAGTTTATTTCCGAGATGTCGGGTGGGGGCGTGAGAAAGAATCCAATCGACCGTCATATCTGCAAGACGGGTGAATCTTTCTAGATTGTCGTTGTACTCGTATAAATCAAGTCCAACAATATTGGGAGAGTGATTAACTGCAAGTTTTTTGTTCCTTGTGATGAACATAAACTTACAAGTATCATAACTGAAAGGAGGTTGTCCGATGCAAACCGCGGGTGAGGTCATTGAATAGTCGATTCCAATAATCAAATCTCCTCTTCAACATCTATTTGTATAAATTCTCCCTTGCAAAAGGGACAATATTCTACTTCGTATATATTTTCATCTAGGTCGTGTTCGATTGTGCAAGTTGCTTCGCATTCATCGCATTGCATATGTATTATTATCATTTAAATCAACTACAGAGATTATACCATTTATGGGTACCAATATTTGTCACATTAGCATAATTATTTTCTTCCAAGGATTGTTTAGCGGCCCCAGCCGCATTACCGTGATTTGAATATACAAGAATGGGAGTATTCTTATTTATACTTGGATGACTTTTGACCCATTGTATTAATCCGTCTATAGGAACATTAACTGAATTATGTATTTTTCCTCCTGACATATAGTCAATTGGATTTCTTACATCAACAATAAATCCACCTGATTTAAATATTTCTTGAATTTCGTCACAAGTTTTTTTGTCTCCTCTTGAGTCCCAAACAGAATGATATCTTTTTCTTTTTTCCTCTAATTCGGCGAGTCGCATTGCGTTACCTTTGCGATAGGCCTCCATAACTCGATTCCATTCACTCTCAACTACTTTAGTCATTTTCTTCTTTCATATAGTGAGATTTTTTTCTATTATTTTAATTATTTTCTTCTTGAATTGAAATTTATGAAACAACTTATAATAATAAGAAAGAATTGTATCTTTTGGATTATGCAATGCTTTCTTATGTGGATTCATAGCGTGTATGAGATTAGTATATTCATTAAGTGCTTTATCCCAATAAAATTGCTGAAAAATAATTGGTCTTGTTGTATGAAATCTAACATAATAAAATACTTGTTCTCTCAAAAATCTTATTGATGTTACTTTCTTTTTGAAAATAAGTGAACAATCCATAGTCCGAAAATATTTTCCAATATCAAATTTACCAGGTACCATTATTGTAGAATTTGCAATACTATTATCTTCCATAAAAGGAGAAATCTGTGATAACTCTAAACTCTTTTCGTATGGTGCAAAAAATATATGTTTTGTTGCAAATGAAATTTGTCTTTCAGACCTAATAAGAATATGTTGATTAAAAAATTTTTGATCGTAATCACTTGTTCCAATATCATTTTTTGAATCAATATTCAACTTATAATCATAATATGGTTTTACTCCATATACGTTTGTCAATTCATCCACTATCGCAGGGCAATGAGCCATTATTGCCGAATGATCATCCTTACCAGCATATTTTACTAAAAATTTTTTCAAAATCGATATGGGTTCTTCTGCTCTAATTCCTTCTTCAAATCCATCTACAGAAGTATTTACTCCCCACCATATTATAATAGGCGCTTCACTCAACTTATTTTCTCATCTCTTTATATGTTGTTTTATTATGAATAATAATCTCGGAATCAGTTTCAATCCATAATTTCGCACCACACCTTCTAGGTTTATCCGGACTATAAATCATTTCACTAGGACCAAGAATATCTACCTTACTACCATACCAAGTTTTTCCATTTTTCTCAACCCTACAAACTGGTAGTTTTGTTCCTCTTTTATTATTCTGTTGTATAATATTTTTATTAATATGAATAATTGTTTTCACGGCTTTGGTACATTCGCTACATTCGCTACATCTTTCTGGGCCATTTTGTCGGCTTCTCGCCTTTCTTCGTGACCGGTAGTTAAATCTTGTTTATATCCCCAACTTACCGTCATTAAACGTTTATACGATTTTGCTCCACACTCACATTTATCTATATGTTTGTGCATATCTTCAGAATATTTTATTAATTCTGATTTGACCTCACCACACTTCTTGCATTCAAAATCAAAAAATGGCATCTTCTTCCTTATTTATATCGGTTTATACTTAGCTTTTTTCTGTAATGTTGTTTAACAAACATAGATTGATGGATAAATTGTGTCACTTTATTTTCCATACTTCTATGATCTCCTACTTCAACCTTCATTTGAAATTCTTCACGTTTAAAAGGAATAACTTGAGCAATAGGCATTCCATAGGGAAATATTATTTCTTCCTTCAATGGAGCAGTAAACCACGTATTAATATGCCCATCGTGATATATATCTGTATCAATAATCCCACTTAATACTGTCAAGTTGGGATGTTTGTTGTAATGTGGTGCAGTAATATAACAACTATATCCAGGGGGTGTTTTAATGTACCAAGGATTAATAAATTTAAATGCTCCCTTAAATGTTTCTGGTGGAAAAGGATAACTGTCGATTTGGGGCTGAGGATGTATATTAGCACTAAAATCACCTTTATTATTAGACGGTAATCTCCACCCAATACCTTGTGGAACTTCTTCAGATACAGGAACACGTACTACCATATAATCTGACCACAATGGAATAATATAACCGTAATTAAGTACATCAAGTATTCCAGGACAACTTTTTACGGTTAATTTATCTTCTTGTTCTGGACCTTTTTGTTTTTTAAACCATTCTGGCCAGAAATCCCTTGCTGATACAGGAGGATTTGCGAGTTTGAGTTCTTCAATATCTGTAAAAAATGTTACTTCAGTCATATACGTTTCCAATTATTTAATGCTACTGTTGCCTGTAATCCTTTAAATGTATTCGACTCGATGGAAGACTGTACATCTTCGACACTCATTCCCGAAAGAATCATATCATTTATATCCTTCTGTCGAATTCTCTCATCCCAAATACATACTGAATATCCTTTTCTAATAAACCTTTCGATTTTCTTAACTATTTCTTTATTTCGATTTTCGTTGTCCATCACAATAACGAATTCTGTTTCATTATTTAGATTGCAGGAATTGGACAGATCACTTCCGGCCATTGCAATTGCATTATCTAGAAACAAAGAATCAATCGGACCTTCGACAACATATACAGGTTTCGATTCATCCATCTTATCTAAGCCGAATAGTTTACAATCATCTTCCGTTACTTTAATAGTTATATAACGTAATGGATTCTTCTCATCCAGTGATCGACCCTGAAATGCAAGCAAATTACCACTCTTATCAAAGAACGGAATAATAATACGACCTTCGTCTTTCTCTATATTAGGAAATTTATTCTTTACAATAGTATTAGTCCATTCCTGAAAAAACTCTGTATAGTACAATCTCGACCATTGAGATATAGGTATTTTTCTCTCTTTAACATATAATCGTGCTGGATGATTAATATCACACAACTCTAAGGAAGTAATATGTTTGAGTGGATTAGAGACAAATGTGGGAGTTTTGTTTGTCTTGAAAAAATCTTCTTGCGGACCTGCACCAAGTTTTATTTTCTTACCGTGTCTGCCACGTGTCCCAAATTTTTCAAGAGTATATTCACGTTTTAGGGATGGAGATACGTGTTCGATTAATTGAGTTAATCCAGTTGCAACGCCACAATTATGACATTTATACAACGCATCACCTTTGTTCTCAAAGATGTATCCTCGTGCTTTTAGTTTATCTTTGGCTGAATCGCCACAAAGCGGGCATCTAAAATTCCAAAGGGCTTTACCCTTCTTTTTAAAGTGTTCTAATCGAACACCTAGAATTCCGATGTATTTTGAGTCAATGTAATCCATAATATGAGTATTATACATACATCTCGAATGTATGTCAAGTCAAAAAATCACAATCATTACAATAATCTGTTTCATCTTCCTCGGTCAAGCGGACACAAGGTAGAACTTTACTGTAGTCTCCACTTTCTTCTGCCATTTCTTTTTGTTTAGCGTGACATTCCCATTTTAGGGGACAAGCACAACAACAAACTTTGGGGATTGATTCTCGAAATGGACAGAAATCAGGGACAATGGGACTACTACAAAATCGTAGTTTTATCTCCTGAGCCATTTAGTTATCTTCTGATAACTTGAAACACCGGATTTTGAGGATGTTTCATTAGCATACCACCTTTAGGATATTTCTTAGCATATGCAGACACTCCTTTAGCCCATTCTGTTTTTCCTACAAATGAATTCCAACGTTGGTATTTTTGTCTACCAAGTCGAACATTATCATATGTTGCTGTATCTGGAGCTGTCCAATACTCACACCCAAATGCTTGACCACAAGGTTTGGTAAATAAAGGGACATCTTTTTGAACGTTTATGGGTCCTGCGCCATCACCTACTACATTACTCATATTTTCACTTTCTCTAATAGGATATGCTGATTCATCAATGATTTTATTTGCATTGATTCAGTCAGAGTCATATTATTATTTACATATTCAATAAATCCTTCATCTAATAACTTTCCATCAGCACCGTGTTTCTCCATACCTTCTTTGAATAGAAAATATGCGGCTACCGCTTTGCCGAGTTTTCCCTTCATTCCAGGAACTTTTTCTAGTAATTGTTTTAGCTTGCGGAGAAGACGATGGAATAAAGTATAATTAGACCTCTCTATTATACCTGAGCGTTTTCTTTTAATGACATTTCCTTTTTCATCGATGATGCCCAACTTGTAAGCCGGCCAATCTTCCCACTTCATAGCAATAAACTTAGCGAACTTATATACAAAATACAAGTCCATAGCGGTCGATGCTCCAGCTTTAGCTACTTTAACTGTCTCTGGACTCAATTCATTTAATTGGGTTTCAGATTTAGAATAATCCATATGTTGTATAAAGTGTTATTGAAAAGAAAAATATCCATCCTAGTGTCATTTTAATTCTTCTCTTATGATGGATCTCACCTTTTTATCTATTGTAGTTACTGACTTCAACTCAGGAGATAATGCTTTCAATTCATCTAAAAATGTTACGATAATATCGTGATGTTTCGGATCTATTTTGTACATCAATATTCGTGTACAAGCAAAGTCTCCGAAAACATTCTTTAAAACCAACAAGTGATTCATTAACAATCGACTTTTTAATTTTCCTGTATCTACGTACTTGGATATCAGGCGCTTAATGTACTTAATTCTATTTAAGTCCTCATAGAATTCTTCACTTACGCTCCCCTGTCGGTCGTTGTAATGAGTCGCCATATAGAACATCATATTCTGATTGTTCAACTTGGGAAAGTAATTCTCGATCGGTTGTTTTAGCATCATCCTCTTTCACTTGTTTCGGCTCAATCTCTTGAGTAACAATTGTGTCAACTACTTTTAAAAACATTTATACTTCCCAGTAAGGTTTTCCACCATAAGTTGCAGTTGGATTTCCAGGAGGTTGATCACCTTTAGAAAATCTTCCAGTATTTTTATCTCGTAAAAGAACTTGATTGGATGACTCCTGTTTTTCTTTTTCCATTTCTAATACATCGGTAAACGTGTTAATCAATTCCGAGGATTTTGCTAGTTGCTCTTCCACGTCCTTAACCAAGTCTTTCTTTGTTTTACGACGGTCTAATTCAATACCAACTGTTCTCCCATATTCTTCGAGAGCCTTTTTATTCATTTTTTTAAGATCACTCATAGTACCTCATTATATTTTTACCATTATTTATTCATTAAGACCCAAATCTGTCAGAGCCTTGAGTTTTTCCGCTGAAGAAGTTGCACTCTGATCTTTATGGGTGGGTGCTTCTTCTCTGTATATAGATTTTCCTTTAATAGCCTTCTGTTCGGCAGCTACTTTTTTTAACAATTTCTTATCTGGTTCCATTATATGTCTCCTTATTGGATGTAACAATTCAATTCATATCCGTGCTTACCTTTGCCATAGATTTGAATTTGTAATTTCTTTTTTTGTTCTTTGCCACCTTTTTCTAAGGCAATTTTAAATATATTAGTCTTACCTTCAGCAGGTTTGCGAGGTCCGGTTGCAATCTGATCGAAATAATCATCCATATCAACTTCATAACCTTGCTTATCTGCTACTACTAGGGCTTCTTCCACCGCAGAAGTGTAAGTTTTGTGATTTATCTCATATTTATATCTTGCTTCAAACCACACATAGTTTACTGACTCCATTGCTTCTTTTTTAGCCATATTTGTAGCTACACCCATTTTCACGTTTTTCCAATCATCTCCATACTTCTTTTTGAATTTATTATCATCGAGTTCCTGAGCAATTTCTTCTCGGCGTTTTACTTCCGTATTAGATAATTTGCGTTCTTCAAGTTCCCATTCTTCTTTCATCGCATTATCTAATGCGGGAGAATGTCCCTTATATTTCTTGAGATATTGCTTGTTAAGATGTTTACCAATTATAGAATATACTTTGTCTCTTGGATCAGTATCATCTGGAATCTGCTTTACTGAAGGCAATTTTCCCTTTTTCAGAATAGCGGCTGTAGCCAGCATATCGTCCTTGTCTATTCCACCACTCTTCTTTGCATATTTTTCTAACTCAATTCCAGCTGAAATCGAACCATTATGTATGTCATTTCTTGCTGATTCTGTAGTAAAGGATGAAAATGATTCCATTTTTCTTAATCGAGGTTCTCTTCGATTTTTAGATGGATCTTCGTTTCGTAGATTCTTAGGATCGTTATTCAAAGGATTGTTATCCTTATGACCTACATCCTTACCTTCTTCAGTCTTGTCTCCCATAACTCTTCGAGCTTGATTTCGGGAAGAACGTCTAGCAATCTGTTCAGGCTTGCCTTGGTAATTATCGTATTCTTTTCGATAATCTCTCTCGTTTACAAATTCTTCAAAGTTATTCTTAGGTATAGACTTTTTCATATAATTAATTATTTGTTCAGTAGATTTGACATCCATTTTAGCAACAATTTGGATTTTTCCCTTTTTCCAAGTGGCTATTGGTTGTCCACCTATACCCATTTTAAATAAATCAACTCCATTGGTGGAAAGCATTCTTCCATTATCATTTATTTCCTTATCATAAAAAGAATCTATAACTGATTTATCTTTTGTTTTAAGGACTTCGATAAGAGGCTCTTCAAATATGAAAAATTTATTAAGCGCCGCATCAATTGTCTTTTTATCTATTTTTGGAAATGGCGGCTTAGACATCGCGGCTCTTGCTTTTTCCTTATCTTTTTTAGCAACAACTATCTTTCCGTCTCTGGGTTTCATCTTTATTCCAGCATCATCAAAAGCCTGTTTCATCTTAACTTCGGGTTTACGCATATCAATGGTAATCTTTGGATATCGACTTTTAACTTCTGCGAGAACTTCATATATTTCATCCAAATACCATTGCTCTTCTATTATCATTTCATCTTCTTCACTATATTCTTGAAAATGCGTATGAAATTTTGACTCATACATTTTACCATCTTGAGCCTCAATTTCAGCCTTATAATCATCGGCTAGTTGTTGAGCAACTTCTTTATGAACTTCCGAAGAATACTTCAATCCATCAAATTCTTTGGCGTATAATTTAGCGGCATCTTTAACAAGATACATCCACAACTTCGGAGCTTTCTTGTGATCATATGTGCCCTTCTCCATCTTTTTCTGAATATTTTTTACGATGGGAATGATTCTTTGTTTCTCTAATCTCGGATCGTTTTCGATAAATGCTTTGAATTCTATAACTTCATCTCGATCGGCAGCCTCCGTTATTACTTCTTCTACGTTAAGAGTCGGCCAACCACCCTTTTTGAAAGATTTTTCCCACGCTAATTGTGCTTTCTTTTTATCTTTTTTCTTCACGGTAATTTTATTTCCTTTCATTCTCCATTTTATTCCTGCATCATCAAGAGCCATTTTTGCTTGTAGTTCTTGACTTTCACCAAGATCGACTTGTTCTATTCTAAAACTCTTAACGTTTATTCCCATATCACCTTGGGCCGCTGACACTTTATTACCTCGCTTATACAAGAAAAATTTAACACTATTTGGTTTTGCTACACTTTTCAAAGTAACTTTTCCTACTTTACCCTTATTGACCACATTTTTTGCTGTTACTTTAAATTTTGCTTTACCACCTGACATAGCACTTCCATACTCTAATGCA